CGGGGTTGATGCGGCGATCACTCGTGATACGACGGCTGTGGTCGCAGTCCAACTTCGTCCTGACGGGCGGCTCCATGCCACAGCAAGGTTTTGGGTACCTCAACGGGACGAGCCGACTGACATACGGGAAGTCATGGACCACGTCCGACGACTTGCCGACACCTACAAGGTCGGAGCGGTAGCCTTCGACCCGCGCTTCATGGACTGGCCCGCCAAGATCCTCCACGACGAGGGGATCCCGATGGTGGAAATCAGTCAGGGTGTCGATCGGATGACGCCCATCATCGGCGACCTGTACGACGTGATCCGGCAGGGCGAGATGTCCCATGACCACGATCCCATCTTCGCCTCTCACGTCCTGAACGCTGTCGCCGTCCACAATCAGCGCGGCTTCACGCTGAAGAAGGGCGGGTCACGCGGGCATATCGACGGGGTTATCGCCCTGGCCCTTGCCGTTTCGATGATGCGGAACAAGAAAAAGCCCCGTCCAAAGCTATTCGTGGGGTGATATAGTCGCCCCGTGGGAAAACGCGGGAAGCGCAAGAAGGCTCTGACCGGGGAGACGGACTCCGGTCAGAGCTTCGACCTCGACCTCGGCGACTCCCCGGCGTCCGTCTTCGCGCAGATGATCTCGATGGGGGCGTGAAGCCGACGCCCTGACCATCGTCCCCTATGCCCGCGGCGAGGCCCTGATCGCCTCCACCATCGCGGGGCTGCCCTGGCGGGCCTATGAGAAGGCCGTCGATGACACGCGCCGGTCGGTCGTGTCGTTCATCGACAAGCCGCAGGGACCGACGCAGGCCATCAGCCGTTATCAATTCGTGGAGACGATGGTCATCCACCTCGTCCGCTACCGCGAAGCCTTCCTGAAGCACATCGTCAACGGGGCCGGTGCGTTCGTCGGCTTCCAGCTCGTCCATCCCGTCGCCGTGGTCAAGGTGGCGTGGCGCGGGCTGGAGAAGGACTTCACGGTCCGCGATCGATTGTCGGCGGCAGAGACGGTCTATTCGACCGATGGCGTCGGCGACCGGCGGATGACACAGATCCTCGGCCCCTCCGCCTACGGGCTGCGCGGCGTGCCGATCTATGTCCAGCACGCTCGCCTCTTCCAGATCGCGCTTGCCGCTGACAAGGCGACGGGTCGCGGCTTCACGGGTGCCCTGGCCCGTGGGCTGCTGACGGGCGATGGGGAGAACGACATCGAAGAGGGCGAGATGTCGCAGATCGTGGAGAAGCTGAATAGCCGGCTGGCCGGCGTGGACAATACCGGCCAATTCGCCGCGATCAATCGCCATATCAAGCTGACCGAATTCACGGTCAATAACGTTGACGCGCAGTTCATCGAGACGAAGGGCTACCAGGACGGCCTCTTCGCGACCATCCTCGGCCTGCCCCCGCACCTGCTCGGTCAGATCGAGAAGCAGACATCCTGGGGGACCGGCGTGGCCGAACAGAACATCGGCCTCCACCGTTACACCCTGAAGAGCTACACCGATCGGATCGAGTCCATGCTGCTACCGCTACAGCCCGACGGCCAATACAACGAATTCGACTACAAGGGCTTGCTCCAGGGGTCGCCCGCCGAAGAGATCGGACTGCTGATCTCCGAAGTGGCGGGTGGTATCCTCTCCCGCGACGAAGCCCGTTCCTTCCTCAACCTCGGCCCGATGCCGACAGAACCTGCCATCGAGGGAGTACCGACGAATGGGTGATACCGTCAGTGTCCTGGGCTTCGAAGCCCGCATCTCGGCGCTGTATGCCATCGCGCCACAGGCGTATACGACGAGCTCGTCCGCTATCGCGTCGTCGGCCATCGATACGCGCCTCTATCCCCGGAAGACGATCCTGGCGGTCTTCCAGCACGCAGCCGATGCGACCTCTACGGGCGTGACCTGTACCGTCACCGAGAGTGCGGTCAGTGGCAGCGGCTACGCTTCAGCGACCATCGGCACCCTCACGGCGGCGTCAACGTCCGCGCGGACCGCCATCGTGTCGGTCAAGCGCAACCCGGCGAAGCCGTATATCAAGATCACGATGACCCCTGCCGGGGGTTCCGGTGTCGTCGCGGGTAATGTGTTCTTCCAGGACTGACGATGGACACCCTTGAATTCGCGACCGACTTCACGATGGAGGGGGACACCCTCCACGGGATCGTCCATGTCTTCGGGACGCGCGCTCTGCGCGATGGGCTGCTGCATGAGATGGCACCGACCGCCTTTGACAAGGCGATCAAGTCGAAGGCCATCCTCGCCTTCTACTCGCACGACAAGGCGAAGCCGCTCGGGAAGCCGTCCCTGGAGATCCGGGACGGTGCCCTCCATTACGGTCTGGCGCTCGGCCATCAGTCCTATGCGCAGGATCTCCGGGAGAACATGGCGCAGGGGCTGATGAACCACATGAGCTTCGGCATGTTCGCCCGGAAGTGGGAGGACATCCGTCAACGGAATGGGTCCATCGTTCGCGTCCATACGGACTCGGACGTGTATGACATCTCGCCCGTATCGATGCCTGCATTCAGCGGCACGGCGGCGATGCTGAATGCCGCGGACCCGCTCGACATCGAGCGGGCGACGGCGAAGATACGGCACGAAGTGTGGAGGAACATGTACCGATGAGCGATCCCAAGCGCACCGTCGATCTGATCTGGTCCGAGATGGAGGATCTGACGAAGGACGACGACTTCGATCCTGCCAAGTACGCGGAGCTCGAGGCTGAACGGAATACCGTCCTGGCCCGCGGTGCCGCGACACAGCGTCACAGCACGTACTCCGCGGTGGCTCCCGGCCAGATCACCGCCACCCCGAAGGGCGACGAAGGCCACCTGTATGCCTTCGAACGCTATCTGCGCACCGGCCAGCCCAACAGTGACCTGACCTTCGCGCAGACCGAAGGCACCACGTCGGCGGGCGGCTACGGTGTCCCTGACGGCTATCTCACCCGACTGATCGAGGCCCGGACCCAATTCGGCGGGTTCATCAACCTTGCCGAGAACCTGACCACGGCCAGCGGCAACGATCTTCACTTCCCGACGATCCCGACCGCTGCGCTCTACAGCTCGGCTGACATCGCAGCCGAAGGTGCGGCGACGGCAGCCGGCGCGGATTGGGTCGAGTCCGAAGTGGTCCTGGGGGCCTACCGCTACACGGCGGCGGGCACCGGCAACGTCGGCCTGAAGCTGTCGCTCGAGCTGATCCAGGACAGCATCTTCGATGTGGTGGCGTTCACCGCTCGCCGACTCGGGGAGCGGATCGCGCGGCGGCAGGCATACGATGTCATCAACGGTTCCAATTCGGGTGAGCCGTTCGGCATCGCCTACGGCACGGGCGGCACCATCGAAGTCGATCCGACCGGGTTCGCGGCATTCAACAGCATCGTCCATGCCCTTGACCCGATCTATCGGGCCAATGCGTCGTGGGTCTTCAATGACACGACGCTCGCGACCATCGAGGGACTGCTCGATGGTGCATCGGGGACCAGCGGTCGCCCGATCCTGACGTGGGGACAGGGAGCGGAAGAGGCCGCTTCGCATGGCCGGCTGCTCGGCTACCCCGTCCATATCGTCCAGGAGATGCCGACGTGGGCAGCCGATAACGTGATCGGTGCCGGGTTCGGCGACTGGAACGAAGCGTACATCGTGCGGCACGTCAAGGACGTGACGGTCCTTGTCAATCCGTTCATCGCCACCGGATATGTCGGATATGACGCATACGCGCGGATGGACGGTCAAGTCAAGAACGCATCCGCCTACGTCACCGGCGAAGGCGTCTAGTCACCCAGGCGGGTCGGGGCTTCCCCCCTTGGCTCCGGCCCGCCGATCACCATGAGTACCGAGATGACGGCTTTTGTCGAAGGCGTGGTCCTGGGGCTGATCCTGGGGCTGCTCCTGAGCGAAGTCGCCCTGCCGTGGATCGTGGATTTCTGGACGCGCCATGTGCGACGACGTAGCCGTGACAGATGATGGACATGACTCGCGACAAGGCGACTACCGGCTTGCGCGGGTGGCCGTGGCCGGTGGCATGTCCTGTGTGCTCGGCATCCTGCTGTTGCTCGATGCCGTCAACCCTGATTACACCATCCAGCCGACGACGCTCACGGTCATCGTCACGATGATCGTCGTACTGCTCGGCGTCGAGACACTATCGATCTGGCGCGGGAGGTAAACGTATGAATAAGGAACCGGCCCTGATCATCGGGACCATCGTGACCATCATCCTCGGAGCGGTGCAGACGCTCAATGGGAACGGCTTCGTCAGTGACGCTCTCGCCGGCACCATCGGCGACCTCACGAACAGCGTCGCCAATCTGCTCGTCCTGTTGGTCCCCCTCATCACGGCGGCTCTCGTTCGTAGCCGGGTGTACTCCCCGGCCAGCTTCGACGCGAAGTGACCTGGGCACCGCCCTACGCTGATGCCGCGGATCTCCGCGCCTATATGCGCGTGGCCGCGGTCGATGACATGGACGCCGCCGATGTCCTGGAGGACACGACGGTGTACTCCCCGGCCATCGAGGCGGCGTCACGGGTGATCGACAACAGCGCGGGGCGGCAATTCGGGTCGAGCGACCCGGACACGCCCGCCGTGGAAGATCGCGACTACGTGGCGTGGTACTCGCCTCACGCCGACGCGTGGTACATCGATATCGACGACCTGATGGACGATACCGATCTCGTCGTCATGGCCGATACGACGGACATCACCGCCGATGTGACGCTCCTGCCGCTGAACAACGCTGCGAAGGGTCGGCCCTGGACGCTCATGGAGATCCCGTCCGCGTACTCTGCGATCACCATCACGGTGTCCGCTCATTGGGGCTGGTCGGCCATCCCTGACACGATCGTGACGGCCACGCTGCTCCAGGCATCCCGTTTCGTGAAGCGACGTGATGCCCCGTTCGGGGTGGCCGGCTCGCCCGATATGGGCAACGAGCTGCGCCTGCTCGCGAAGATCGACCCGGACGTGGAAGTCCTGATCCGTTCATATCGGCGGTACTGGTGATGGACATCGCCGACGTGATGGACGCCCTGGCCGGCGTGACGCTCTCCGGCGTCACGGCCACGCAGCAGTATGCGTGGCCGCAGCCGTCCGTCGTCCCGCCCGCGTGGATCGTCGGCTATCCCGAGACGCTGGATTATGACTCCACCTTCCAGCGTGGAGCGGATCAGGCGACCTTCCCCTGCTGGTACGTCGTCGGACTGGCCGACACGAAGGCAGCCCGCGATGCCCTGTCCGTCGTCATCGGTGGCACCTATGCCATTAAGACGGCCATCGAGTCCGCGGCCACCCTGAACGGCGGTACCAGTGCCGTCGCGCAGTCGGTCCGGGTGACGGACTGCCGCCCGGTTAGTATTCCCATCGGAGGGGTGCAGCTCATGGCCGCACGCTTTGACATCGAGGTGATCGCGTGAGCTTCGTCCACGGCAAGAACACGAGCGTGTATCTCGGGGCTATCGACCTGTCCGGTTACCTGGACTCGATGGACCTGTCCGCGGATGCCGACTTCGCTGACACGACGACATTCAAGGCGACGTGGAAAGCGGGACTCGTCGGCGTCGTCGGGGCGAAGGTGGACTACACGGGCCTGTACGATCCGGGTGAGGTGCAGCTCGGCCAGCTCATCACGTCCGAGACGCCCAATGTCCTGACGTACTGCCCCGGTGGGGATGCCGCCATCGGGGACCGGGCGCGGCTCGTCAACGCTCGAGAGACTCAATGGAGCAACGGGGCCCCGGTGGGCGGCGTGGTCAATATCAAGGGCAGCTTCACCTCGGACGGCATCGTCGGCATCGGGGACGTGCTCCACCCGCTCGGCGAGGACACGAACACGACGACGGGGGCCGAGAAGGACGACGCCGCGGCGACTACGACGGCGTGGACGGCCCATCTTCACGTCATCCTCGTGGACGGCGGCTCATGGGTCGTGAAGCTCCAGGATGCAGCCTCGTCAGGGTCATACAGCGACCTGACCGGAGGCGCGTTCACCGCGGCGACCGGAGCGACCGCGGAACGGCTCCAGGGGGCCGCAGGATCGACGCTCCGCCGATATGTGCGCTACGTCGCCACCCGGACGGGCGGATCGGCGGGTGACGGCATCACCTTCGCTTTGGCATACTCGCGGAATTAGGAGAGCGGCATGGCATTCAAACATGGCAAGAGCGCGGCACTGACGCTGAACGCGGTGTCTCTCGGGTCGTTCATGGACAGCATGGAAACGTCCTTTGACACCGACCTCGCGGACACGACGACCTTCGGGGCGACCTGGAAGGCGGGCCTGACCGGGATCTCGGGCGGCAAGCTGGACATCAGCGGCTTCTATGACCCGACCGCGACGACCGGCCCCGGTGCTGTCCTGTTCCCGCTGTTGACAGCGGGCACCGCGGTCACCGGCCTGATCTATCCGGGCGGCACGGCCTCCGGCCAGAGCCTCTACACGGTCACCGCGTCAGGGACCAACGGCTGCATCGTCCTGTCGTATTCGGAGTCGAGTCCGGTCGGCGGCATCGTCGCCTTCAAGGCGAGCATCGCCATCACGGTCCTGCCGGTCCGCTCGGTCATCTAGGATGGCGCTCCCGATCATCCCTCTACCATCTTCCAGCGTGGAGGTGAACGGGACGGCGGTCACGTTCCGTTCACTCTCCCGCGCGGAGGCTCTGTCCCTCCAGGACTACCGCGGGCGCGAGGACGAGGCGGAGGCGCTGATCCTCCAATGGGCGACCGGCTGTACCGCGGACGAGGCGCAGGCGTTCCGTGACAGCACCATGACCGAAGAGGCGGGCAAGCTGATCGACGCGATCCTTATCTTCAGCGGACTTGCGGAAGGGGATGGACCGGACCCAAAAGCCGCTACGAACGGGCATTCTCGGACGGCGCTCTCGACGCCGGCCCGTTCATAATCGCGGAGATGTTGCACAAGACGGTCGCGGAGCTGGACACGATGCCGCACAACGAATACCTACAGTGGCAGGCATACATCGTGTGGAAGGCCGCGCAGATGGAG